CGATGGTTGCCCAGTTGTCGTAGCGGGAGCCTTCCAAGGCTAAGATTTGATTCTTAGTCTGGTCGGTAAGTGCTATACAATTACGTAAAACCCGACACTCCTTGATGCTATCTCGGAGAAGGGTATTGAGCCCTTGCTGGACAAACTGTCTCAACATAGGTTCAATCGTAATAGTCCGTCTCGCAGTCGAAGACTTCGGGACAGATATTAGTTTAGCACTGCTTCTAGAGGATCCGTCTGGGAGAGCTTCTAAGAAGAACTCCGAAGGGTCTTGAGAACAAATTCTATGTCCTTGGTAAACTCGTAGCCCATGTGAGTACGCACTAGTGCGAACTCCATAGGGCTGAAGTAACCTCGTGAAAGAACTTGTTTCATGGCACGCCGGACCGGATGATTGGGTTGGAGATTTCTCTCCAATACCCCATAATCCGGATCTTCCGAGAATAGGGTCATCACGTTTGATAGCCCTATAGACCTCTTTCCATTTCTGGTTCGAGGAATAGCCTTCTTTGACGGCACCCGGCCCGTGTTTGTATCTTGCATTTTCAACATCCTTTACGTTGAGAGTGTTAAGTAACAATTTACAGACACGACCAATGAGATGATCATGCCTATCAGGCAAAGAAACCTGATCAGCCACGTCATCGCACTGGTAAAACTCGTTCACCGCTTTCGCATGAAGAAGATCTTCATTTTCAGGCGATAGTTGAGTTTTCTTATAGAGCATAAGGACGGTTCTAAGGTCCTTAATTACTCCTGGATCAGGAGTCTCTACAAGTAAGCCGGTGAGCGGATCGAAAACCTTACAGAACATACCAGAGAGAAATCTCGGGATTGTTCCCTTTGGCACCTTCTTAAAGTGCCTCGGGCAGGTAAACTTGCCAGATGACAGCCCCTGTAAAAGGGCAGCATCTAAAGCAGGTAAGGCTACAGTTAGGAAGCTGTATCCTTCGTTTTCGAACCTCTTCTCGAGCGTAACGACGTCACGCTCGAGTCCTTTCACACCAGGATTCAGCCTCTTCAAGTCAAAGAAGAGGCTTCGTAAGAGAGCTATCGGACTTTTCATCGCAACCTCTTTGAGGCATGTGATTCCGAGTCTGATCGCTTGATCCGCCGGTTAATGACCGGGGGTCGCTGGACATACTTGGAAGTATGTCCTTTGCAGATGGATAGCTACAAGCTGGGATTATGGCCAAAATAGCCAGAAGCCCAACAAACAGCCAGCCACGAAGCAAAGCAGCAACCAACAGATCCAGATAATAACCATCACGAGTTGACATTACATGTCCCCTCTTGAGGAGGTTAGGACTGGAACTGAAGAAGCTTCAGCGTCGTCACTTCTGTATCGTCGCGGTAATCGGTAAGGGCCTTTGCCAACGCTACCATAGCGGTGTCATCGAACCCAAACGCGGGCCGAACGATAGTCATAGACACAGAAGCAGTTTGCTTCTTAGTCTGACCCGAAATCGGGTCGGTAGCGGTCACCACCTTCTGCATTTGAAGATAGTGTTTATCGCCACCGCCCTTCTGATAGGAATGATTCGTAATAACGGTATAACCGTTAGTAGCATCTTTCCGTTCAGAACCGTACCCGTCGTTCTTCACCAAAGCTAAGGTGAGAGCGGGGGTAGGGGATGCGGCTGTAACAGTGACTGGATCAGGCAACATAAGACGTCTCCTTGTGAAAATGTATTAGCTCTTAGGGCGAAATGCCCCTCGAGTAAGTGCAGCCTTCCTCTGTGCAAGAAGTGCACCTAGGATAGACTTCTGATAAGCCGTTAGGTTTGGCTCACAGGTAGTTTTCACATCAAGTACCGTCGCAACGTCTTTACGAATTTGACATTCGTAATTTAGAGTGCTGGAATGCACCATCGACCGGGTAGAAATGGTCGTTGTGGCTCCAACAAAATCCTCTGTGACGGTGAAACGGTCATCGACGAACGACTTTAGATCGGTGGTTAGGATTCCGGTTGTTTTAGCCGTAATCATACCCCAATTGACTAGCGTAGTGTCTCTGGCAGTGTTGTCAATAAGTTCGACATAATTGCCAAAACCAGTAAACCAGTCAATTAACCAAGTCCACGGTATCAAGTTATAGATATCCGTTGGACGAGGTACCAATCCGATCCTATCAAGAAAGTGATGGGACCGAAACGAAACCCCATTGGGTGGAGGAAAGTCAAAGGTTGCGTTAACAACTAGACGCAACTCTGTCTCTCTTTGTACCCGAGACTTGTACGTTCTACCGTACTCGTAACTGAGGTTTGAGTAGTCGAAGTCGGGGACTGTTCCAGTCTGGGCCGAGAGAATAGTTTTCTTGACCCGGAATGTAGTCGGCTTACCAGCCCTTTTGATAAGAAATTCGTATTTCTTACTCATCTTTTCTGGTAAGTTCAACAGGTCCATAGCATCCTTGTAAAGTTGTTTCCAACCGAAGTGGTACGATAAGTACTCTCCGGGGATAGTATTTGCAGCAGCTCTGAGATCAAAGATTGAATCTCGAAGATGAGGCTTACTACCCAAGGAAACAAACAACTGACGAAAACGGATTAGGGTCTCTTGTATAGAAACAATAGACCTTTGCACGTCACGCAGTTCTACAAGATTACGGAAAAGGGTAGAAGATCGCTTATTAGGCGACCATTCCTTTAGCATCCCTAGAGCTTGCTTCGCAAGAAGCGTCTCTAAGTAAGCGTATTCCGCAGTCTTAAGAGTAGACAAGGAGTTAGGAAAGAACACTGCAGCGGTCGGGTATACCTCCGAGACATAGTTATCCTCAGAACGAGCTGAATTGTTGCCGGTACCACCGACAGCAGAACAGCTTGCGCTGGGAATTCCCATGGCAGGATGGTATATATATTGGTACCGATTTTGCTGGCGCACTGTCCTAGGCGGAGAGTTAATGTACGACTTGAAATATTTCATCGTACCTTGCTCGCTACCAAGTAAGCGCGTTCGCGAAGTAGTATCCTCCATTTCATCGACAAGCGGGGGCTGAGTTGTATCAGCACCGCCAGATTTGAAATGGGCTTCGGTCATTGTAAGAGACGGAGACCAACAGACTGAGACTCCATTGAAATTGGAAGTCTGAGCCCATGAGTAACTGTCTTGACGATTCGCCCATGTTCTCTGTTGAAGAACAGAATTCATGGCGCGTTTCCTTACACGATTCGAAGGAGTTATGCGATGAGGGGCAACCTTGAAAGGGGATAATGGGTCTATAGCAAAAGCTACAGACATCATTATACTCTTTGGGATGTACTTATACGCAAAACTCTCGATACCCTCTGCAGTTTTCACAAGCGTATCATATCGATACTCATAAAACTTATGAGGATCATAATCATCTGGGAGACCCCGGGTATCAAATCCGGGGGGCCTGTCTGATTTTATCGACATGATAGCAAGTTCCCTCTACTGGTGTGAAAAGG